ATATCCACGTTCAGTACTCTTTGCAGCATCTGCTGTACTTACTTGCGCCTTTTTGATATAACGGCCGGCCATACCTTTTGAGATCTCGGCAAATGTTTTAAGGCCCTCGTTCTGACGTTTTAGTACAGCTTTAACTTGAGGATGATCTGACAAACCTTTTGAAAGTTTATTAATCGTCTTAGTTGCGCCTGTCATATTTCCGCCCTTGTATCTGGGATCAGATGCAATACCGACTGCCTGCTTGACGTGCTTAGGATCGTGGGCTTCGTTCGTAGGTTTGTCATGAGTATATCCCATCTTCTTCATGCGAAGATGATCGGCTTCCTTTTCGGCCTTATAAGCTTTTCCAGTCTTAGGATCGTACATCATGTGAGGCTCAAATGATTCTTTCTTAGGCATACGTGCTGCAAGATCAGCCGTTGATACACTTTTCTTTCCAGCTTTACGTTCTTTTTCTTGACGTTTCTTTGCCATCGCAGTAGCCTTTTGAACGTCAGCAATTGTTAGCTCGCTAACATCTTCTTTACGAGACTTACATTTAGACTGTTCAGTCGTACATTGCGATGCTTTAAGCTGAGCATTATCATTTGGACATGTGCAGTTAGGATCTGGATTACCTTTTTCACAACCACAATCTTTACAATACATAGTAGCTTCGGCCTGCTCTTCCATATCATCTTGGCGTGGTTTAGTAGCCTTAGCTTCTCTAGCCAATGCGGACTTAAGCCATTCAAGAGTTTTCTCTTGCTTGATAACTTCTTTATCAACCGGGACCATACGTGTGCCCTTTTTACCATCAGGCTTTGTATAGATCTCTGGTTTTTTGTCAGCGGTCTTTACGTTTTCTCTGATCTCTTTAAAATTTTTCATTACGCTAGATCCTTATCGTGGTTGAGACCACCTTTTTTCTTTTTTACAATAAAGGCATTGACTCTTGCATGTCCCCACTGAGATGGCGTGGTGCCAGGTCTATGACCGGTTTTCCATGCGGCAACACCGCGATTATATACTTTACGAAGCGTAGCCACAGAAATTCCAGACTTTTTAGATTTATCTGCAAACGAAGTACCTGCTTTATCTTCACTAATATAGTGTTTAAAGTTAATCATTTTGTGGCCTTATTTTTCTTTTTTGTATCTAGGATTCTTGCTCTATCCATCATACGATCATGCTTCGCCGCGTCAGTTTTCTTCTCGCGATCGATTTTCATCTTTGCAAGATCTGCAGCTTTATCTGTATCTTTATCTTCAGCAAATGTTTTGAATTTAATTATTTTCATTTGCCCATCATATCCATATGGTCTCTGTCTACATACTNAAGTTCTTTTTCAATTAAANCTATTCTTCCTTTGAGCTGTATTTGATCCCGTAGTATTTGCTGAAAAGATGCTTCCATCTCCCATAGCATTACGGTTTCCTCCCACAGCTCTTCGAGATCATCCGCATTCTCTTCAACATCTCTACGAAGATTTATATTCTCTTCAATAGCCATCTTTGAGCTCATTTCAGCTACTGTACTTTCAAGATCAGAAATTGTTGCAGCTTGCTGAGATACCCACCACACGCCAGCTGATATCTGAGCTATCATAGCTGCAACTAATACTACTGGAAGTTTTAAATTTTCCATTACTCTTTGTCCCCGTACATCTTTTTAAACTTTTTAGTCCATTGAGATGTTTTAGTTTTTCCTTTTGCATCACCAGGCGCTGGCTTATAAGCACTAGCATCATTATCTGCTTTTTTCCCGTGTTTCTTAAAGTGCCGGTCTCTAGCAACTTTTGTAGCTTTCTTTAGGCCTTTATGATACGCTTTAGGCTGTGATCCTTCACGATCCTTAATGTCAGAATCTTGAGGTGTACTCTCATTCTGTCCAGGTGTAGTCTTTTTCATATACTTTACTGAAGCATCAGTTCCATAATCATACTTTGCTTCTTCTACAATCTTCTCAACAGAATCCAGCCATTGTCTTGTAGTCTTATCAGAGGTTTCTACAATTACATAATTAGATCCAATGACCGTAATTTTACCAACTTCGGATGTGCTTTTAATAATGACATGTTCACCGAGCTCAAAGAGTTCACCTTTAACAAAAGCTTCTCTAGTTTCTGATACAGATTCTAATTGAACATGTCTTTTAAATTCGTATTCTTCTTTTAAACCCATACCGCTGCGAACGGCATTAAACATTTTACGAGCATCAGGATTTGATATAGCTTTAGTTAGACCTTGGGCAAATCCTGTAAAGTCGTTATCTTTAGCATACCCTCTTTGCTTAGTACCAGATGCACCTTCGGCACCTTTACCATCTGGATCTCTCTGCCCAGCACTTACAACCTTAACGCCACCGTCAAAGTTATAGAACCCATGACCACCCTTTTTACCATTATATTTGTTTAAGCGCAAATCATATTCTTGTACACGATCTGAACCGGCAACTAAAATGACTTTCTTAAATCCTGCATTATACATAGCCGACAAAGCATGAAAGGGTGTTGTTACCTTAGCATCGATAATAATAGATCTTGCATGCCTAGTAAACATCTTACGAGCAAACTTTACTTTGTCTGAATAAGTAAGAGGATTGTCTTTTTTATCATTAGATTGTGACAAATAGATACGATATTGTGCTCGACCAGCAACCGCTGCGAGCTTGTCTAATAACTTACCATGTCCAATAGTAGGAGGATTCATTCGGCCAAACACCAAATAACCAACCTTTTCTTCTTCAACTAAGTATTGACTAAATCTATTAATCATTTACCGTGTGCCGCCTTACGTACCTGAGGAAGGAGTTTCCTTGTAATACGATTTACTCTAGGCTTCATTTTCTGAATACGCTTTTCGAGTTCAGCCTTTTTGCCCGGTGTTAAATCTTTACGAGGAATACCTTTTGTTAATTTCTTATAGATGGTATCTATCGCTTGCTTCCGAGCACGTTTCTTAATGCGCTCAGGATTAGCAATACGCTTACTCATTCGAGCACGGCCAATTTTTAATTTATTTTTATTTTTGCGCATGTCACGAGAACGCTTACGGCGAGACGCCATAGATAACGCCTCGTCAGTAGATTCTTCTTCTACTGCTGTTTCTTCGTACATGTGTTTGCGACGTTTCATCGCACGATACTTTAGGTACTCGTCTTCGCCATCTTCAATAGGCGTAATCATTAGTTCTTTAAAACTATACATTAGTTTCTTCCCGGTTTATCCCATCCCTTTAATATATCCTTGCTAAAGTTGTTGTACGAAAATTCCATTCGATCAACAATCTTAACAGCATCACCACCAAGTTTATCAATTGCAACGTAACCTTCTTCTCCGGTTACTTTGTATCCATTCTGCGTCTTTACAAAGGTTTTTACCTTTGCTAAACCATTTAATATATTTATAAGTTTTAATTTCGCTAATACAATAACTTTTTGCAGCTCAAACATTTGTTGTAAACTTTTTTTGTTTTCATCAGAAAAAAAATCTAAAATAGTTGTTAGTTTATCTCGTTGAGCTGTTTTACCTTTTTCGGTTTTACGCTTAGCAATTTCTTTTCCATATCGTAATCTAATCCACCTAATGAGCATGGATACGTGTCGCCTTGTATCTGTAATAACATCTCCGCGTCTGACGTATTTGTTTCCGAATGTTTCAATGAGGCCCGGTAACTCACTATGCGATTCGAGCTGCCGTAGGGTTGTCCCTGAAATTTTGTTAAATATTTTCCCAGCTTGCGATAAATATTCGTCAACATCATTAGTGTCCTTTTTACTCATAGTCATATTAGTCAAATCACGTAGCATGGCATCTTGTGACCATACCTTTTTTGATTTCTTAAACTTAGATACATCTACTCCGTAACTTGCTCTAAGTCCTTCAAAGGTGTTACCTTTATATGTTGTGTGCCAGACAATTCCGATTTGAGCGGAACGTACGGCTCTCGCAGCTTCAGAATTACTAGGGACAGCATAAACAATAGTATTAGGATGGAAAGTAATATACGACTCACCATTAATCTTTTCTTTCTTTAAATCGCCAGGTCCATATAAGAAGTCACCTTGCACGATACCCTTGATACCCAAGGAAGGGAGCTCTCGCAAAGCGACTTTGAGCTTGTCAGCAAGATCACCACTTGTATCAGCGTCAACATCAGCAGGAGTCTTATAGACCTTGGGATTCTTGTTAAAAATACCTTTCTTTGCAACAAAGAAACGTCCGTCATTAGGATCAGTGCCTGCAAAAATAGCAGGAGCGCCATCCCATTTAACAGATACATTACCAGCATGATCACCTTTCAACATATTACGAAGTTCGCGTAGTGCATTAATTGCCTCGCGAGTTCCTTTTACGCCACCATAAATTACTTTATCCTCAACATGAGTCATGTGAGTGTTCTTCTGTTCAGACAAATACGACTTAAAGCTTTCCATATTAATCTTCGTTGCCATTACGCTTGCTCCGCTTTTACATATGCTGACGAATCATTTGTTTTCGCAGCCATAACATTTACTACTTCAGATGTGAATGCGTTTCTTTGTGTTTGACTAGCACTCATAATAGCTGTACCTATATGAGCTGCAGCAAGTAATGTATGAACAAAGCCTGCATTTTTTTGTTTCATTTCAGACTCGAATTGTAATCTGTCAGTTTTAGGATGAATTTTTTTGACAAGATTAAAGAAGTCTGTTACTAATTTTTCGGGAGGTTTATTACTAACTAATAATTTTGCTTGTGTTATAAGCTCTTTGTTTGTTGGTAAAATCTTTTTTAAATGTATAGCAGAAGAATACATTAATTGACCATAACCAGTTCTACCTGCTCTAGCACCTGTACCTTTTAGTTCAAAGTTTAATGCACCAAATACACTAGGAGATCTGACTTCAGCCTTTTTACTATTGTCATAAATGAAAAAACCGTATTTAGACGACCAAATGCTTTTACCTGCTGCTGTTTCTAACGTGAATCTAGAAAACTTATGAGTGTCTAATATTGCGTCTTCAATATTATAATCACCTAATTTTACTCTTTTATTTTTTCCAACCTTTTTAAGCGAAATGCCAACTATAGTCTTATTTTGAAAATGCTTTAATATTAATATATTTAGCTCAGCTAATGTTTTAGCCTTTGCAAATAGAGCTTTAGGATCTATTCCTCTTTTTACTGCCCAGATATCACCTGGATTCCATTTGTCGCTATTAAGGCTTGGTTTACCCTCTAATTTTCTTACTCTATCTTTTGCTTTATAAATTGCTTCCATGACAGAATCACCCCTATGAAGAGTATGATTTTTTGTTACATATTTTTTCTTAATTAAAGCTTGGGCTATTTGATACGCAGATGCATGCCAATCGCCATCAATAGTAACATAAGATTTGAATGACTCACTTACTGAAACTTTATCTTTATATTTTTCTAATGTATTATATGTGAAATGTGAAAACTCATTATTCATACCCTCGCCTAGAATAGCTGCTATGTACAAACAATGTAATGATTCAAACCTTGCTGTGTCTCCTGTAGCTCCACCACCGGCACCTTGTCCACCAAATAATGGAGATTTGCCAATCATATTAGAAAGTATTGTATTTCCATTTTTTAAGTCAAAGGCAACAGTTGGACCTGAATCAGGATCAGCAACATAATTTTTTATAGCATCTATGTTTTTCTTAGTATTAGCAATAAATACGTCTTTTCCGTTAATATCGCTTACGGGATCTCCTGCCTTTATTGCATTAATAAAGACTTCAACTCTTTCTTGATTAGATCCACGCACAGGTTTATCCCACTCTGCACGAGCCATTTTAGCAAACGTAGCCATATCTTCTCCATAGAAACTTATCTCTATTTATATAAAAAGAAAGCAGCCGAAGCTGCTTAGTTGAGGGAGAAAAGGGTGCTAGTGAGTGCCATGACTAACCATGAGTCCACTCACTAGCTCGCGACGGGCGTCCCCGAGAACCTTAGTCCTATCTCTCATAAATGTACGCATCGACTCTGTCGGCATACTTGAGAGGTAATGACTGGTTGTACCGGCGAACGCCGCGGCGATGACCACGTGCTTGAAGTTTGAGATAGTACCGTTGGTACTTACCGTCCTCTTTCAGCATTCTGTTACACTTAGATACGAAGGATCTAAGATCAGCAATTTGAGGATCTTGACAATCACTAAAAGTTGCTATATACGAATCAGATGTCCGGGTCGTGTACATTATAATACCTCCGCTTGGAGGTTACGCTCTTCACGATCAATGTTTTTTATGAGATCTTCGATAATCATATCGAGTTCAACTTGAATGTCTGACTTAGACATGTTAAACGTATTCGAGCGGCGAAGTACGCTTGCAAGCTTATTCTTCATTACAAGTGCATCGTGTAGGTCTCTTACTATAATCATACTATTCTCCTTATCATGTAACCATACTACCATACTTTTAACGAGATGTACATAAAAAAATGCGGTTAAAGCCGCATTAATTTAGAGTGTATCATTTATATTACAATAATTCGTTTGGATTGTTTTTGTAAGTTTTAATAAGTTGTGAAAGTGTTAGATTGAAAAAGATAGTGGTTTGAGGGTTATGAGGAGGGAAGATTAGAAAATCGGTAGTAGATGGAAGTTTAAGTGATTTGATATATTTAATGATTTCGGGAATAGTGTTGAAAGATAGTGGTTGATTGTAGTTAGATGGGTTAATAAGTGTATAAGTCATGTATTTCTCCTTTTTGACTGATATAACCTTTCTACCACATGTTAAATCGTTTGTACATAAATTAATGCGGCGTTAACCGCATTAATTTAGAGTGTATCATTTATGTTACTTTACGACGGAAGTTTCCTCTAATACTATTTCGTCACCGTCTTTATACGTATCAGACATTCGTTGTAAGGCATTATCGGTTATACCGAGTGTTTGACAAGCACCAACAGTGTTGCATGGATATCCTATTTTATCGAACCTTTGCATCTTTAAATTATTAACAAAGTTTATACGATCTTGAGACTTCCAGATTTCTAACACAGTGCTCTCTTTAAGGTTACCAAGAACCTTGTCGTTATTATCATCTAAGCAACAAACATAGTAATCTCCGTTTGGAGCAATAAACATTTCCTCTTCAACTCGCTTGATTAAGGGGCACTTCAAATCAGCATCGATTGCAAACTCACCAGTCTTAAATCGTTCTCTCTCTGCCCACAACCCAGGTTTGCTATGTCTAAATGTAAACAATTCGTCATACAAATCTTGGCCCAAATAATCTAATACAGATTGTTGTGTTAGTTCAAAGGAACTAAAAGGAACAGATTCGCCGGGTGGGTGTTGGATAGGGTTCTTATTAAAAGCGTTAAACACAGCTAGTGAATATTCAAATGCTGGCATAACATTAATGCCAAAAAACATTTCAACGCCAAGTTCTTTTTTGATCTCTAAGAACTCTTTTACATTCTTCATTACAGAAGAGAAGCTAATCCCTTTTACCGATCTATATGCTCTATCGTTGTGCCCATCTACGTTGACTTGAATAGAGGTCAGTAGATTCTCTTCAAGTAATACACGCGACATTCTCTTAGACATTAAGCCAAAGTTGCTCAACATATCAATTTCTGTGTTGGGCAAATTCTTTTTAATATAACGGAGAATGTCTACATAACTTTTATGATAAAGACCCTCACCATTCTCACTCATATGAATATTTTTAATCTCATATGGAAAATCAGGATGTGAGACCTCATCTATAATTTTATAGACAAGTTCAGCATCCATATCAAACGCAAGTTTAGTGCCCCGTGAAGTAGGGCACCAAACACATTTTGCATTACATCTATTAGATAGCGCAAAGTTTAAGTTACGTAGTGGTTTCAATTAAAATTCCTGTACTTAAGTTTAGGCAGCAGTGGCATACGCCACTGCTGCCTCTGCCGCATTAATTTAGAGTGTATCATTTATGTTACTAGTATAGTCCGTTAGGAACTATGGCATAATGGATTGCTAATACAACACCGACTGATGCTGCAAGACCAACCATCATTTTCAGAAAGTCTTTTCCAATAAGTGGGAATACCACTTTGAATTTTTCTTTTCCAGTTACAGTAGCCATAGCAAGTTCACGTCCACACAATAAGCCAACAAATACCCATGTCGTTGACATTGGAATATCATTCAACTCTTTAAAGAAGAATAAGATAAGCCAATAAACACCATCAATAATTGTAGCAGATCTTACATAACGAGTATTATGTTTTTCGAGAACGATCTGCTGGATTTTACCACCACCTTCTCTGAACATATACCAAAGACCAAGTACGAAGACTGCACTAACGACAATCATTAGATCGACCGGTATTTGTCGTGGTAAGAATACTGCGATGTTAGCTACATCATGCGAAAGCCATGTAAACCACAAAAATCCTGTAGTTACCCATTGACCGATTCGCCAATATCGTTTATGTTCTTCTTTAACAGGTTTTGCTTCGTCTAATATTTTACTTACTACGATCCATATTGCATATGCCGCTACTGCAGCGACTGCATATCCCATCATAGATTTCATAAGCATTTTTTCTAAAATAAATGTAGAAGCAAATGCAGATAAAACTAAAAAAGACGTGCTTACTGGTACGCCTATTCGAGTCAAGATTAGCAATAAACCTGGTGCCATTGCATGATACCATTGGATTTCTTGNAANGGAATNTTATTNAAACGACCATAACTAATGTCGCCTCCNTTCATATACCAACCGTACCATAAGGTGTAAAGCAAGACAGCCGAAGCTGATCCCCACATTACTTTCCAGTTTACTCTCTCATTGTTTGATGCGATCCATGTACCGAGAGTCTGTACAGAATCATTAGCAATAACTGAATAAGCCGCGAATAAAAATCCGACGGCCATCCAGAGAGTTACAAGTTCCATTGTAATTTTTCTCCTAGTTGTTACAATGAAACTATATATGTAAAATTAACTTTAGGCAGCAGTGGCATACGCCACTGCTTTCTCTGCCGCAGTTACTTTTTTGGATTGATTGTAACCAAACCACTGATTGTGAAGACGATTCTCTGAGTTCCGTCCTTGCAGGTGATCAGTGTAGTAAGTCACACTGTTGAATGCCTGCCACCATGTACCAGCGGCGAACTGAGCACCTGGCTGAACCTCAAGAGCATCGTAACACATCTTTGCAGCTTTAGACAAATCATCATAAACTGCAACCGGAGTTTTTTCCTCTTTACGAGATGTAGTTGGAAACACATCGTTGTAATATTGGATAAGAGACTCTGCGGTAATTTTACGGGAACCTAAGAACTGAGCCATCTCTTTGTACTTAGCAAACTTTTCAGAAGCAATACCAAGAGTTTCTTTTACAGTATCAGCATCAAATGCTGTACGATGACCAACTTTGACAGAACGCTTTGCATCCTGCTGGAGAGAGAAAGTCAATGTGTTATTGCATACAACACGAATTGGAGTAAACCGAACGTCTACTGCTTTTCCGTACTGATGCGGATTTGAAAAGAGAAGGAAAGATTCGATAGTGTCTTCACCAAACACATCAAAAGACTCTTTGACTTTTGCCAAAGCCCACACATTACGACCTTCTTTCAAAGATCCTGCTGTGTGCATTTCCATATCACCAGCAGCAACAAACTCTGAGAAGAAAGTAAATGCTTCTTCGTTCTGTACTGGCTTCCAATCTTTACCTGTGACGTCAAGCAAAGTATTATCTGATGTACGGACAAGAGCAACCTTGTCATTGATTTCGAGACCAGATTCGGTAACGATTTTTTGCTGTTCAACTTCCCAGTCGACTCCAGCTTTTTGCATCATTTGTAATGGTGTCAAGTCATTGCTAACTTCTGTTCCAAGACCGTGCCATGGAAGTTCACCTGCGTAAGCCATTGTTTCTACTTCATGTGACATTATATAACTCCTTGTTCAATTAGTTCATTAACCATCTTTACTTCAGCATTAAACTGTCTTGTAGTAGACTGCGAAAAGTCAAGCACCATATTATCAAATACTTTTTCTGCTTTTTCCATATCGCAGCTTAACAGCTTCATGATGTCTTTTAGATATAACATTAACGATTCCTCTCATTCATTTGATAAGACCATTATAGCACAGTACTTATCATATGTACACAGTTAATTTGCGTTTTTTAAACTTTTTTTTCATTTTGTTAGCACTAACATTTTATAGATATTTACATCTTAAACAAAAGGTGTGACAAAATGTGCAGCCCATGGAAACGTAAAGAAGCCAATCGATTATTTTGGATGGTTAAAGGACATCTTATTCCTAAGAGTGAACCAGATGATGTTGTTGAAGGTTACTATGAAAGTTATTTCAAAAGATTATGGAACAACGAATCGCAGTGTTTAAGCGAATATGAAGCCGGATTTGAACAAGCTTACAAATTAAGAGAAATAGAAATGCTTAGTGAAGAAGTCTCACGTGTAGCAGTGCTAGGCGGGCACTTTGATTAAACCCGCCTAGTCAGTCCACTTCGAATCAACCGCTGAAGCATCCCAAACCCATTGTCTGTAAGTTGGATCTCCAACTACAACAACGTCTTTGTCTCCAACTTCAGTCCAGACACGATCGTCCATCCATCTGTGATAGTATGCTGGACCACCCCAGACTCTACGAGCTCGTTGATAAGTCGCTTCATCCATTCCTACATAGTGTACTGTTCGCATAATATAACTCCTTACCTCATACGCCCAAGCTAGTATATCCAATCTCTCCGCACGGCCTTATTGACATTGCCGCTCTAGTTTGATTGAAACTAACATCTCATAAAAGATTGTGCTTTCAGGTGGCCTGCCCTCCACACGGACGTATGAGGAAAAGAGTTATGCTACTAACTCTTTAAACCTCTTAATCTGTAACCCAATCCCAAAAGGGATCATAAACTTCCATCATAAACTTCCATTCCTGTAAAACCTTCTTGAGTCCAACCACGAGCGTCAGCATGAGCGGCGACCATATGAATATAATCCATTTGAGGCCAATGACCTTCCTTCAAAGCCCACTGTTTCATATCTGATTGAACAGCGATTGACTGCTCGCCTTGAGCAGTCTCGGCATAAATACGTTCAGCCTCAGACTCAACCATGTTCCATTCGGTGTTTTGCGTTTCAAAATTTGTCATTATACTGTTTCTCCAAAAAAGTTATCAACTAGAACTTCAAAGCACTCATACAGATATTCTGAAGTGTACCACAATGAAAGTTCTAAGTTTAGGTCAGCGTCAACAAAGTTCCAGTTAATACCACCCGATGAATTAATATTCTCAGGATTCGTAGTAGCTTTGTTAAAAGCTTCGATTACGTCATTCTTGATCATTGCACCGTTTGATAATAACATGGTTATCTCCTCATTTGATATATACACTATACACTATCTAAAAGGTAATGTACATAAAAAAATGCGGTTTTTTAAAAAATAGTTTTGTTTAAAAGCAAAGGTTTATAATTTTATGCGAGAATTTAATTAGTGGTATAGAAAAAGCTCCTAATATGTGTCAAATATTCTGTAAGAAGATACATACTAAAACCATAAATGGCTCTCCTAACTGTGCGATAAATAGAACTAGAGTTAAATTAAAAGATGATAACAATTATTTGGTGAAGTATGACAATTAGCGAAGAACGATTAGAAGAAGTAATTTATTGGAACAGACTCCAGAGCATGTCTGACTGGCAGGAGTTTCACGGATTTAGCGCAAACAGAATTAAAGAAGAGCTTAAGCCGTTTGAAAATGATTGGGTACGATATAATCCTAAGAAACCAAACAACCGCTGGGGCTTAAGTGTTACTAGTTTAGATGGTGGACTTAGTGGCATTCCAGATCTCACAAGTTTAAAAGACTGGGAACTTCAAACAGGTGAAGTATTAGCAAACCACGACATTACAACTCCCACCCGTGTGTGGACGGAAAGTGAACATCTTTCGCAGATGCTCGAACCATGGAAACAGTGGATAACGCGTTGTCACTTTCTTAGAATGGACCGCGGTAGCTTTTTTCCAGATCATCACGATATAAACAAATCAGACTTATCATATGATGAAGTAAGACTAACTGCGTTTATCGATTGTGATGAATATAATTTTAAATGGATTTACGACGATAAAATTGTAAAGTGCAATCCTGGTTCAATGTGGTATTTTAATGCTAACAAGCGCCACAGCGTTCATTCAACACGAGATGGAGTAATCATCTTAGTGATTTGTTTAGCGTTTGACAAGGATCTTTTTCTATATATGCAGGACGCTGGACTAGTTAGTTGATTTATGCGCTATTCGGCATTCTTGCCGGAACAGTCTTTGGCATTATTCCAGGCGCTGGTCCTTTCCTAGCAATTGCCACACTTTATCCCATACTTGCCACATTTGATCCAATTGGGATTATGATATTTTATGTGGCTTTGCTTATTACATCAAACTATACAAACAGCGTAACTGCTATTCTTTATGGAATACCAGGAGATGCAGGAGCTGTAACTACTGCAAGATACGGCCATAAAATGTTTCTAGAAGGCAAAGGACATTATGCGGTAAGTAGTAACGCAATATCGAGTACGATAGGATCTATTTTTGCAATCGTGGTATTTCTAATATCACTTCCATTTATATTTCAGTTATTTAAATTTTACAATTCTACGATTCAATTAATTGTTATCAGCATTGCTATTATATTCCTAACAATAATGACAAAGCAGGCTTATTGGAAAACCATAGTTCTTTTTATTCTTGGTGGAATATTAGCCAAGATCGGATATGATAATCTGACAAAAGAAACATGGGGAACATTTGGATTTACATATCTAACCCTTGGCATACCTTTTAGCACAATTATGATTGGTCTCTATATTGTCCCTGAGTTACTTAAGTTTGCTGAGAAAGATTTTACTGGTAAAAATAAAATTACAAAGTTTGCGTATGATCTAAGCACTTGGAAGGCTACGGCCACCGGTAGTTTTGTAGGATTTTGGTGTGGCTTAGTTCCTGGAATTACAAATGTTTTAGGCAGCTATCTAAGCGCTAATTTTATGAAGAAGGACATAGATAAAATAGCTGCAGCAGAAGCTGCTAATAATAGTGGAGCATTAAGTTCTCTTCTTCCGCTTATTATTTTAGGAATACCGATTGTTGGAAGTGAAGTACTAATATATTATCTTGTAGTTACTCGTGGATTTACTTTTGATTTAGAAAACATTTACATGCTACAAGACGTATTGTATTATATTCCAATCGTATTAGTAGCATGCTTAGTTTTATCATGGTTGTATTTTAATCAACTAGGATATATTGCGGATCTATATAAAAGATATAAGCACTATTTTATTATTGGCATTTTTGTATTCATCTCTGTTATGAGCATATACATATACCCAATAAAATTTTGGATAATAACATGTCTGATAGTCACAACTGGAATTGGATTTCTTATAAGAAAGTGGGAAACGTTCCCAATTCTGTATGGATTCTTTTTAACTGATTTATTCTATAACAACCTATTACGAGTCATAGCGATATACACATGAATAATTTAATATTAGGATACAAACGAGGGTATTATCGGTGCCAGGCTATTCAAACAGCGTTAGCTAAATTTCAGCAGAAGTCAACTATTATAACTGATGAAGATGATTTTGAAAAGATCGAAGGCAACTATGATCGAATATTTACAATGTCAGAAAGCTTACTGCCATTACAATACAAATTAGAACAGCAATTAGGAATTAATAACCTAACAAAAGAGTCAGTTGAAATACTTACTAATAAATTTAAAATGGATGAATACGCCAGATCTTTAGGGTTTACTATTACACCTAAAAGTGTATTGCCTGAAAATGCTGAAGATCTAAACGCATTTGGAGATAAACCTGTTTTTGTAAAACCTGTTGTTGGATCTGGCACAAAAGATCAGCATCATAACTTTCCATACACTGCATTTAAAAATAAAGATGAATTGTTAAAGCATGTAAGTTTTAATACATGGATTGATAAAGACTTTAACAACACGCAAAATCAATTGATGGTTCAAGAACATTTACCAGACAACTCAGAGATATACGCGCTTTATGCTTATGTCAATTCTTCTGGAAGAGTCACACCTCTCTATTGGTGTAAAGGCATCATAATGGTGAATAATAGGACTGAGACACATTGGCAACCAAGAAATTACTCATTTGAAGGAATACCCACAAATGAAGTTCCAGGAAAAATAAAACATACCGTGACTTATTTCTATCAAAAATTAGTAGACGGACTTAAAATAAAAAATCTATCAATGGTTGCTGACTTTTATTATTTTGATGACACGATTAAATTCATTGATTTAAATCCACGTATCGGCCAAGGAATGGTTATGTACGACGATTTATGTGACAATGAATTTTTACCTAATGTCTTTGCAGAAATGCCTTTACCAGAATTTAAAAGACATTTGTGGAAAGAAACTAAGTTAAAGGCCGGAACCATAAAAAGTGTTGGCGATTATAAATCTGTAGAAGGAGCGGGCGTTGCTTCAAATTTTCATTTGCATGATGGTGTTGTAATACCGGAAGAATACTGTTTATCAAGTCAGGATTTTCATTTTTCATTATTCGTATCTGGAAAAGAAAAAACCGATATGTACGAAACATATCGGTCTTCCCATAATCAATTACAAGCTTGTATAGAATATTATTGAGTATTGAGAGCTACAGCAGCTTTAACTTTATCAACAATCATATTTGCATTTGCATCATTTACGACATAAGTCTCAGTTCCTTCAAATGCTGCCAACCATTCATCAGTTGACATTAGTTCGGCTACGGCTGCGCGCGCTTGCCATACAACGGCCTCTGATGCATTAACGGCAAGAATAATATCAACAAATGCAAAGTCTAGATCACCATTTGCGCTAAAGGCAAAACAATTTCCGTCTGCTTCAATTTTTTCTTGTCGTGTTTGAATAGTAAAAATAGTATCTGCATCATTAGCAAGATAACCACGAGTTGTTCCGCCTGAACCTTCATATGGAACAATCTCAAAATTTACATTATTTGCTTCACCTAACTCATTAATAAATTTAGTTACAGCATCAACGCCACCCCAAGTTGCGACCTTTACGGTCTGACCTGCCATATCATCAACCGAGTTGAATGTACGACTGCACATTACTGTTTCATATGTTTGAAGAGCTACGATGGTTGAATCATCAATTGCCACTGTTGGCATTTCTGAATCACCTGGCCATTCTGTACTCCACATTGTGAGCACATCGCCACCATCAAAGTAGGTAGACGCTACCACTGGATTTCCAGCTTGTACAAAATTATGATCGATTTTAGTACCAACCATATCTAGTACTGCTTTAAACCCGCCCGAATCAGATCCGGTATTAACAATTGTAGTAGCATTTGCGAGAGGAGCAGCCAAGGAAAAGGCTGCGGCTAGAATAACATTTTTCATTATCAGTCCTTATTTACAAAAAATTATAAAGTGTGGGGCTAACCTCGGCCCCACGCGCATCCGATAGTGGATGATACTTCTTCTATATATTAGAAAGAAAAGCTAGCGCCAATTACGACATCGCCGCGAGTTTCGTTTTCTAAATCATAATCAGTTTCAACATATACTTCTGCGTTGTCGAAGATACCATAACCGACTTTAAAGTCAAGTGTTGGATTTGTATCCATGAATACAAACTCGTCGTTGTAAATCATGAGATCAGTTGAAAGTGTAAAGTCCATGCCGTAAAGACCATAACCCATTTCTGGAGTAAGTTCAACGGTCATGTTTTCAACATCGACATTATATTCAGCAGTTGTTGTAGCACCAAGTGAGATACCAGTGGCTCCAAGCTCAGCGGCTTGAATAGTTGTTGCTGAGGCCAGCAACACAGCAGCAGTAATAGCAGCAAATTTCATTAGTTTATTTCCCTTATAAGAAAGTTATTTTCGATTCCAGATTTCGTATAGAACCCAAACAGCAAGTAAACCTACAAGGCCTTGTGATCCCAATGCGGCTATCATAGCACTTACATTAGCCACAACGCTTACAGCAGGAATGAATGGAAGTGTTCCCACGCCCAATACTTCAAGTACAATCATGAGAGCGGCGATACTAATACCGACTTCTGCTAGTCCAGCAGCCCATGTTTTTACTTTGTTTAGAATGTCCATAGTTGTCCCCTTAGAAGTTAAAACGCCACACTTCTGTTACTAGGCAGTGGCCGCCCTCTTAATTATGCAGCTAGTGCGTAATCAGATGGTGCAAAATTATTGTTTGCATTTGTAGTGATTGACCTATTTCGCAGTCAGCCGGTAAACTCCACGTCACTTTCACACCTGTCGATCCTATTTCAGCCCCATCAAAAATACACATTATGTACTTATGGTGGAGCTGCCGGGTACCGCCCCCGGGTCCAGTATGTGTCTACGTTGCTTCAACGTTTACAAGATTATTTATGACGTATTTGGCGTAATCCCTGACTATACGTGGGCTGTGTGATATAATTATCACTCGTCCGTCTTCGCCATAAGCTGTGTATTTATTCTTCCTCTTGACTATCGTGTACATGTAATTGTAATAGCGCGTAATGAATGACTTTTAGAAGATCCTTGCGCGCATCCTCTCTAGTACCTTTTTTGCCATAACGATTTGCGTACTTGTCAACATTACCCATACAGAAACCAGTACCGTGACCTCTAGCAATAATAACTTCAGTCGATTGAAACTTATTTGTAGCGTAGTGACCTTTATACGTCGAGTCAATATATTCTTTTAGCTCTTGCATATATTTATCTTCACCGAACTTATAATCAATTAGATCGAGTTCTGGGAAATCAAATGTAGTATCACCTAGAGTTATAGTTAAGTTGTCTGTCGTCATGATTGAATCCTTCATTTATTTTTCCCAGTAAAATATGTGTGCTCCGATACGAGCAATACGGTTAAGTTTCTTTGACCAGAATGGTTTAGCATAAGTAGCGTGATAGTGTGTTGCGCCTTCAGTAATTCCACGAAATTCACCATGGATATACATGTCCCGAGCAAACTTACGTGATTTTTCCCATGCTTCATCATCGTGTGGAGTATCTGATTTGCCATCACAATACCAGCTAAATTGGCAATAACGGTTGCCTTTTTTATATCCTTGATGAACTACATCGCATGGTGTGTTTGGATAACGTGTGCTTTCTACACGATTTAAAACAACATCAGTGACTGCCATTGCATCCGCTAAGCTACGAGAATGTGTCTCATAATAAACGTTAAGCGCTAAGCATTCTAATTGTTTTTCTTGTTCTACCTTTTCTGCCGCGTCTACTCCGATAGCCATAACGCTTGTTGCAACTATAGTGTTAATCATTACTGATGCGATTAACTTTTTCATGGTACTGCCTCATTTTTTTATATATGAGTATACCTTAACATGTTTTAAAAGCAATGTACACAGTTAATTTAGCTTTATTGGAAATATTTTTTCAATAGCTTTACCTACTTCGATAGCTAAATCCATATGTTCTTTCTGTGTTCCATTTGCAGATCGAAGTTCGATATAATGAATCCATGATCTAATAGTACCATTCACATACAATCTAGAAACGGTATTGCCTTCTGGCAGAACAGCTCTGGCTTGCTCTTTGGCAATGCCTGCTTCAATAGCCCAGTCATAAGCATGCTTCGCCGCTTCGATTACTTTTTGCTGATGGGCATGCCACGCTCTTTGAAGATGTACATCATCAGTCTCAACACTATTCTGACGATTCTTAGTATCTTGTAGGCGTGCCTCTCGGATTACAAAATTATTACCAAGATCACGTACATCAGCATAGCGCTGACTAAACTCCTGAAAAGAAAACGAACGATGCCGGAGTAACTGTCTGGCGATGTCTCTTGTCGTGGTGACTTCGATGCACGCTGACGCCATTTCGAATGGTGACCAGTGCTTGTGCTTGACGAGGTACTCCAAGAGTTTTTGTGTTGTCTTTGTGTTCCGCTGATTCGACGGATTGGAGACACGGGCGGCAAACGCGATGAGATCCGCAATGTTATCTAAACCTCCTATTGCCAATTCTCCGCCATGAATACGGTAAGATGGCTGACTGTGTGAAATTAGGCGAGCTTCCATGGTCATAGTTTAAAGTCCTCAAATCTTTTATTTGCTTCTGATTTATCAAATACTGGAGTATCATCCATTAGAGATTGGTTATTTTCGTCTACGTCAAATAGACGCATCTTAGATCTATCTATTCCTAGAATAAACCTTTTCTTATATGTTGGATCATTATAGCGATTCTTCAATTGCTTAACCATCAGTTGTCCTTGTTGTTCAAGTTCTTCGGTTGAAACAAGTGCGAACATAAGGTCGGCCGTTGCGGGTAATCCAAAAGACTCGGACGTATCTTCAAGCCCAACATCTGAGTTAGAGTAACCACTACGCGTCGTCTGAGTTGCAGATACGACCGGAACGTCAAATTCAACTGCAAGGCCTCTAAGTTCTTCTGCAATCGCTTTGACATAAGTGTAAGAGTTGATAGCACCGCCCATACCTTTCATACGTGAAGACGAACAGATATTTAAATAATCAATAAAGATAATATCTGGTTCAAATTTCTTTTTAAGTTTTAACTCATTTAGTAATGCCCTAAAGTGCCCAGAGTGTGCTGAACCCGTTGGATATTCTTTTACGATCAATCGGCCAGTTGTTTGTTTTGCTAGTTGAGATACCTTTTGTGAAAACATATCTTTCGAAAGTTTGTCTAGCTGATCAATAGGGATATTAAGAAGATTAGCATCAATGCGTTCAGCGATACGTTCTTCTGCCATTTCCATAGTAATATACAAAACATTTTTTTGGTCAGTCAATGCTGCAGCGCCCATGTGGCACATAAACAAAGACTTNCCGACACCGGTGCCAGCCAAAGCAATATTCAATGTCTTGTTTGGCAAGCCGCCCTTAGTAATCTTATTAAAGTAGTCGAGATCAAAGGCAATACGTTCTTCTTCTTTATGGTAAAACTCATAACGATCATTGAAGTTTTCAATATAGTCATGACCGATATTCGCGTCAAAGTTAACTGCCAGAGCATCAGAGAGGATCTCTGGTAGCGCATTCTTTGAAAGCGTTTGGTGTTTACCGTCAATAATACTGATAGATTCCATTACTGCATTGTGCAATGCTCTATCTTGACACCACTTCTCGGTTTTATCGATTAGCCATTCATAATCAATATCTTCGACTTTAAAGATCTCTGGTAGGATCTCAACAGCATGCCGATATTGTTCATCGTTAAAGCTATCAGAATCATCTAACTCAATCTTAAATGATTCCTGAGTTGGTAGTTTATTATATTTAGAAACGTATTTGCCGACTTCCTTAAACAGCTGACGATAGACACCTTCAAAATATTCATTATGTATAAAAGGTAAAACCTTCCGCATGAATTTATCATTCACCAGAAGGTTTCTCAAAATTGTTTGTTCAATGTTCGTCAAAGCATTCCCTCTTCACGCATTTTTGCACGGATTTTTGTAGCACTAATATTATGAATATCATTACCAAGATCGTGCTGCGTGAAGGTATATCCGACGCCACGACCATAGCTAATGTCTACGATGTTTGGTACCTCCATTATAACATATTCTTTATTGATAGTAAACCCCTCACGGGCCAATCCTTCAACAATTTGTGAAGAAACAAAATCAAATCCAAAGGGATTATCAGTTTGAGCTTCTGTCCTTCCACCGCCAGCATCTTCACCAACAATCCCGCCAACATCACGAACCATAATAACAACTTGCCCGGTTTGACCCAAAGCTTTTTTAAATAATTCCGTGTGGCCTTTATGCCAAGGCTGCCATCGCCCTAACATTTGCGCCGACGGCTTTTTCCAATCAAACATGGTATGTCTCCTTCATCCGGTTAGCTAAATCTAGGATCCACTCATCAGATTGAAATGCGTCAATAACATAATCAAAGTCGGTTGGCTCTTCGAAGATCTTGTTGGTATCATCAAACCGGCCTGCTTCGATAGTGTTCATCCAAATTATGATATCGGCGTTGAACTCTTGACGAGTAGCACCTGTTGGACAAACAAAGTCACATATGACAGTACGACCTCTAGTACCTTCAAATGTTGCAATCGTATTCATACGCTCTGATTGTCGCCTACGACCAGCATCACTAAAGTCCCAGTCATTCGCCATTTCCCGTACTTTATCAGCATTGTACCAAGCACAATTCAGATGGATCTGTAGCCGCTTGGCTAGATGTGTTTTACCAGAACCTGGCAATCCCATTATTAGTATTTTCATTTTTTGTCTTCCATAAGCAATTCATCTTTTAAGATTGCCATTTCAATCACGTCGTGCAGTACTAATCCGGTATATTGTTGAAAGTTTTCGTCGTCAGTATTTAAGGTATCATCAGGCGTTTCAATGATTTCAAAATTATAATGAATAGCTTCATCTGGCCCATTAATTGTAATAGCGCCAAATTGTATTACTGTTTCAACGTATGGACCAGTAAGAACTCTGATCCACCAAGACTGATCGTTTTCTGGTGATGGAATTAATTCGTAATCTACCCCTTCTGAGAGTTTGTCGATATTAATCATTATGCTTCCTCAATGATTTCATCCATGGATACTTGTTCTCTGTGGCCGATCGTGTATTGCTTTTTCAAGAACTCTTTAAAATCCGTATCAGCAAAGATTGGGTCCCAGAAGGACTGATCGAGAGTGGCATCGTGCCGAACTTTTGGTCCAACTTCGCCAGTAGTTTGATCGACCATAGCATACCAGCCATTGGAAGGCTTAGTAACATAACCACCAGCAAGAGCGCAATCGAGCAAACCAGAATACTTACGGACACCACCGTCCCAAGAAACAGTAATAGGAATTTTAGATTTTTCTTTAACATAGCGTGATTTCTCTACATTGATTACAAAATGGTACCCTTGAATCTCTGTACCCTTTTTGTCTTGCTGACGACCAAGGATCCAAATATTATCTGCAGAATAATAAATGCCTGTGCCACCAGAAACAATAGCTTTAGGGAACAAGCCGATTTCTTGGTACGTATGATTAACTGCTAACATAGGAATGTTTTTCATAGCAAGATATGGCGTGGCCATACGGAACAATCCTTTAAGAGCTTTTGCTCTTGACATATCAGCAACTGACTTTTCGTTTAGTGCATCTTCCATTTCTTTTTTAGAAGCAAGGTTGCCAATAGAATCAATGACGACAATTACTTTATCACCACGGTCTAACGATTCTAATTGACCAATCATATCGAATTTTAGTTCTTCTACGTTTGTAATTGGTGTATGAAGAACACGAGATGTATCAACTTCAAATTGCTCAAAGTATGCCTGAGGTGAACCAAACTCTGAATCATAGAACAACATTACAGCATCTTTATGCTTTTTCAAATATGCTGCTGCCATAATCAAAGCAAAAGAAGTTTTAAAATGCTTTGAAGGACCTGCAAGAACTGTAAGACCAGAAGCCAAACCTCCATCTACAGATCCAGATAGCGCCACGTTAATCATTGGCGAATCTGTCGGAGTCATATCTTTTTCATTAAAGAATTTTGACTCAGAAAGAACCTCCGTGTTTTTTAACTTAGAATTCTTTTTGAGTTTGTCCATTACTGACATATGTGTGTCTCCTAATTTACGTTATAATATTGTTTGTACCATGATACAAATTCAGCAATACCAGTTTCAATATTTGTCATAGGTCTATAACCCAGTTTCTTGATCTCTGATATATCAGCTAATGTGTGACGAATGTCAGCTTTATGCATATCACAATAATTAATGTCTGCTTTACGTTCTAGATTTTCTTCAATAAGATTTACGAATTTCATAAGCGGAATTGATTTTCCGCTGCCAATGTTATAGATTTCGTGAGACTTACTTCTAAGCACTTTATCTATTAACAATTGTACACCATTTACGATGTCTTGTACATAGGTAAAATCGCGGGACATTTCGCCAAAGCCATAAACATCAATTGGTCTACCTTTGATGATATTGTTTGTAAATCCATGTAAAGCCATGTCAGGTCGTCCATAAGGTCCATAGACTGTAAAAAATCTAAAGCCAATTGACGAAGGCAATTTACTGCTTTTAAATTGGCATTCATTTGCATATTTAGTCCAAGCATAAGGATTTAAATGATGCTTGAATTGCATATCCTCAACAAATGGAGGTTCTTGTCCTGCATAGACGCTAGAACTAGAAGCATAGACAACAGGAATATTAAGTTTTTCTGCCTGATCAATTACTCGTTGTGTTCCATTGATATTATTATCAATATAGGTGTACGGATCGTCCAGCGAGTTTCTTACTCCAGCCCAAGCAGCCAAGTGAACAATTACATCTACGTCATCTAGATAATCTTGAAGGTAATTAAAATGCCGTATATCATCAGCATACGTTTGTATAGCCGAATCATTTAAAATCTTTGCTCGATCCATTTTTAGGTTTTTATCATAATAAGCGTTAAAGTTATCTACACCTAAAATAGTATGCCCGAAAGCTTTAAGCTCACGGGCCAGATGAAACCCGATAAAGCCAGTTATTCCTGTTATGAATACTTTCATCGTTCATTCACGTGTGCTATTTCGCCAGTCATATTATACTGAATGTTTTGTTCTTTTTCTCTATCATCTTTTTCATATTCAGATCGATACTTATTATTACGATCCATGACATATTCAAGCAACGGCATACGTGTAGTAAAGTTTATAAACGCCGAAACATCTTTTGGAAAACAAGCACCGCCAAAACCACGCTTGCCGTCAAAGCCAGGGACACGAGTATGGGCATGCCCAATTCTTGGATCAGTACCAATTGCATTTGCGATACGACCATAATTACCTCCGAACTCTTTTATCGAATCATAAAATTCGTTAAAGAATGTTAGTTTAGTTGCTAGAAAAGTATTGATTCCATATTTAACAAAGCTAGCATCAGTTGCTGCCATATGATATGAAGGACATGGTTTACATATACTGTATTCTTTATAAATTCTTTCCAGCTTTTCAGTAGCTTCGCTTTCGCCACCAAAGATATGTACGAATGGATTTATAATATCTTCATTGGCATTCTTTTCTGTCAAGAATTCTGGATTATAAACCATTCTATGTTTAGCAGAACCACGGAATAAATTTTCTATTCTATCAGGTGGTATTGTGGATTTAACAACTATTAGACCGCTTCGTCGTTGTGCAACTTTCTTTAAAAGTTGTTCAACGATAGACGTATCGCACTGTCCATTTTCGTGCATTGGAGTCGGTAGACACATAAATGTAACATCAGCAGATATTGATACATCATCTAAACCGACCCCATATTTAGGATCGATAATTTGTTTTTCTACGTCATCTTGAAATGCGTAATCGATTGCCTTGCCAACAAATCCGTGGCCAATGATTGTAATTTTTAACATAGTTTATTATACCATAAATTCATCTAGTTGTACACCCCTCATAGGCGGAATTCCTTGTCTTTGTTCCCAGCCGGATTCCCATCCAGATGCATTTGATAATGTCGAAGGAATATGATCAAACGTTCCATTTCCACGTGGTACATAGTTTTGTCCGAACCTAACAAAGTCACACATAACATCTTCAAGATCTTTTGGTTTACCACCAGTTTTTTCTCTTAATAAGTCCATAAAATTATCTGGCTTCCACCCACTTGATAATTTTTTCATGCACCTTACTGCGTTATTACCTAAATATGTATGAGAGTCTACGTCAGCATTTTCTGGAAAATAGTCAGAACAATCCATAGAGAAGGCAGCATACTGAAAATTAAATTTACGATGACCAGCTTTTTTATTATGCTCATTTAAATGATCTACAATTTCTTTATGTCCTCTTTTTTTCAAAAGTAGAAAATCTGTAAACCTGTTAATAACTTCAGGCAATTCATTTACCATGAAGTCAACATTACTAACTCCTTTCTTTGGAGCCGGAGGTTGATTGCCTATAGACGTAAACATTGGTTTGCCTGAAGCTTTAGTCTCTGCTAAATCTTCTGCCATATCTTTAATGTCTCTATGTTTACTCCAATGTTGAATTATGTTATTACGATAACCGTGGTCATTTTCAAATGAAGCCCCTGATCCAGTTATGCGATGACAAAGAAATGTGTATAGCCAGGTTTCAATAGTCCAGTTAATATCATCGTTTGATGCTGAAATCTTACGTCTATCTTCTTTCTGCCATCTCCACTTAGGAGTTTTAGATCCGAACCTTAGATCTTGTAATACGTTTGAGAAGCCTGCAGCATTTCTCGTTTTACAATCGTAGATATCAATCTTTTGCATAAGAGGATCATTGATAATGTTATTTGCTTCTGGACCTTCATAGTCCAATTCACCCCAATTAACATTATCTTGTAACCAACCGGCTTTTGGATAATAATAATTTACAAGAACATCAATTGCTTCTTCATTGAGCCACATTCTTTTCCCAATCTCTATATGAATCTATTGTATCTGGTAACGCTTGATTCTGTAATACTGGTTCCTGCCCTACATTCCAAAATAGAATATCGCGATTTGTATCTTTAGGAATATATTTCCATACTTTACCATCGTAGGTATCTATAGTTGGGAATGGTGGAAGATTATCTTTTTTCTCTGCCGCGGTAAACGCTAATGGTTCTGATACTGCCTCTGCAATACCCAATTCACCAGCCTTCATATTGCGTGACACGCAAACAGAAGTAAACTTGGCATTAGGCCACGCGATTTGTAAAGCTCTTGTAAGTACCCCAGTAGACGTGGCAGTATATACTTCTTCAGGTTCTTTTATCTTAGAAGCTGTCTTTACAATGCCTGCCGTTACCATTTCATGCTTAAGACCTAGCGGAACAAAGAAAGCATTCTTTCTTTCATCGGCCCATTTCTTTGCAATTAGATTTAAATTAGGCATAGCTGCTATTCTATGAAAACTAGTACGAGCCCCTCGTTCGATGCAGCAGGCTTGGTGATCGCTAATTCGTTTTGAGGAGGGCATGAAAAGCATGACGTCTTTTTCGTGTCGCTTGGCCACGTCAAGTATACTAACACCAGCAAGGCCAGTGCGAGGTTGAACGTAAACGATAGTATCAATGTGAGGGCCCAGGCTACTGATGAGGCAATCGCCACCACGAACTTTAGAGCCAACCAAAAAATCATCACGGACAACACGAATATTGTTATGCCGGCTAATATGTGGGATTCCATAAGGATCCTCCCAGTTTTCTGCTAATTCTAAATAGTACTCTTTCGGGTCTCCGTAAAACGGATTAATATCTTTATTAATTTTATCAATAACGTGATTATTATGTGGCAAGAGGCGATACTCCCCAATCGTTGCGTCTATAATATGGCGGGGCTATATGAAAACTAGAACCATGTTCCATATAGGTATTTGCGTATTTTTCAGGATCCATTGTATACCATTCTTTTGGTGGCATAATGACTTTGCCTTTAGACTCATCATTAAGCACGTCAATAAATTCGTTTGTAAGATCCCACCGCTCTTTCCATGAACCAAAGAATGGAGTCTTTTTGTAAAATCCTGATTTAGGTATACGTCTACCTTCAAACTCTACCGGCACTGGAGCGGTAAACCATACATCGTCAGATAATTCGTTGCCTTGTCTTACATATTCTTTTATTGTATATCTAAGAGAAAAATCGCCATGACGTAAAACATGATGCCTAATATCAATTGAGCCCATACATAATGTAAGCTTTCCAATGGATTCCGATATTTCAGATCGTAAACCTTTTCGAATAGTTCCAAATAAAGTTTTACCATCAGTACGGTACACGCGATCGCCAGCCCCGCTATAAGCGATTGTGTGTGAATCTCCAAAGGTAATGCCATCGGTTTTTAGATCCTTCTGCTTGAGGGATGTAATACTTCTAATTCGTTTAGAGACAGCATTACACCACATAGGAGTGATGCCTTTATATGTTGTAGGAGCTTCAAGTCGTTTCTTCAACATCTCTCCATAATCAGGCATATCCCAATCTAACGAAACAATGTTATCGCATGACATTACAAGATTAATTCTATCATATACTTCTTTGTTAGCGCCACCAAACAAATTCAAAGTACCACTAAAATTAGCCCCATGATCTATATAGACTACGTCAGCTTTTTTAATTTGAGGTGTGCATTTGTGGTCAATAGAAGCTTTTAATTGATCTCGCCACAGTTGAGTCCACCCGTGCACGTGGGACTTTTCATTCTTGGGTATATTGCTTATAGGGTTCGTAATCACATTCGATAAATTCATATTCAACTCCAGTTTCTCCAAACATATCGCTTGTACGCTCAAAGGATTCCAGCCACTTATCAGGATAATCGGCAGCAGGCATTACAACACGAGTTATGCCTACCTGTATAATACCTTTTGCGCAGTCAGAGCAGACAGGAAGACCCCACACATACAAAGTTGCTTGATCTAATGATACGCCGTTATATGTGGCATTGTATATAACATTCTGTTCTGCGTGCACAACAAACTGATATTTTGTTTTTCTATCATTATAGCGGATATCGCCATCGTAAATTCCACGCGGAAAACCGTTATAACCCTGAGCTAATACTTGACCTTTAGATCCAACAGCGATTGCGCCGATCTGAGTAGACGGATCTTTAGACCAACTTGAGACTTCTCTTGCTAATCCCAAATAGCGGTGATCCCACTTACTTGACAAGGTGGAAGTGCTTTTCATAGACGTGCAGGTTTTGTACTTGCCATGTAATAGAACCTTCTTCGATTTGAGCGCCGTCATCATAAAGGCTTAAGCCGTTATAATCTCTGACTAATCTTCTCATTACTTCACGTTGCCATGCGTAATCATTCTTATATCCAAAGACAACATCATTAGAACGCATCTGAACTACAGAATGTAGAATGCTATCACGAATATAGTAAGTGACACTGTTAGTACAAATAAAATCCGATTTTCCATTTTCATTAAACTCCAACCAAATAGACGGCCTATTGTAGATCATAGAAGCGCGCCGGCCGTCTGGTCTTTCTAACAATTCATCTAGCACACAACCATATTGATTATAGTATTTGTCTGAAAAGATAAGATGTCCATAATTAGAATTAATTTCACCATGTTTATTTGCAGCGTACTCCCAAGCTTTTGGAGGTACTTCGCGAATATCATTAATGTTTGTAGATTGGCTGTCATACCATTCTAATTCTTCTTGAACATAATCATAGCTGACTGTTCCAAAGATAGCTGCCTCATCAGCAATAAAAGATGCGCCAAGCATTTCTATTGTCTTAGCGCCGGTCTTATCGATTGTATAAGCTTCGTCTTTTAGTTCATCAATAAAATATTGACGAATGTCACGGACTGCTGTCATTTGCATATTGAACTCTCTTTCTCAAATCAGACGATGAGAACCTATGGTCTCGTTTATTAAAATAAAGTTGAATGCCACGTTTGCGGCACTCATCCTTACCAGTAAAATCTTTATCCCTGTACTCTTCACCAAGAATACGTACATCAATTGGATACATGTTTATTATATCACATAAATCAGATTCTGTACAATAAATAATTACCTCATCAACATATTTTATTGCTGCTAACTGAGCCTGTCTTTCTACTATCGATTGAACAGGTTGATTCTTTTTTGGTCTATCAAGCGTTGGATCTACTTGTAAACCACAAATCAAATAGTCACAAACAGACTTTGCTTCACGTAACATGGCAACATGTCCCGCGTGAAGTAAATCAAATGTGGATGCTGTAAATCCTACTTTCACGCGTGGCCTACTGTTTCTCGTTTAATATCGTTGTGATTAAACTCAGCCCAGTACAACTCAAACGCTACGCCATCTTCAAGACATTCGAATTGATGATATACACCTGGCTTGACCTTTGTGTACATTCCAGGCTCGAGAATGGTTTCATCAACCAAGTCGTAGTCTTTCTGCCATACACGAATAAGCATACGACCCGACTCTACATAGAATCCATTCCACTTAAATTCATGAAGATGCTTAGAACACACTCCACCTTTATTCATTTCAATGCGATGGAATTCCAAAGCACCATTTGCTTCTACGAGTTCCGTATTTCCCCACACCTTACCTGCGATCATTCTAATTCTCCTCGCTGTGATTTTATCACCTGTTCATACATAAAAAATAATTGCTCAAACTTCCACTGATAAAGTTGCTGAATCCCCATGAGGGCGTTCATCATCTCATCGTGGGTAGGCTCACGTTCACCATCACCGATCTGTTTGAACACTGTCTCAAGATCATTACATATATGCCAACAGTCCATAATTGGCTGTTCAAGATCGTATAGTTTCATTCCATTTCCTTGCATCTTCTGCTGTGTTAATTTCTATTCCATTAAACTCGCATGGAAATACACCTATATCCCAGCCATTTTTTAGCCAACGTAATTGTTCTAATCCTTCTATTCGTTCTTCGCGGGTGCCTGTCAAACCTGGATACATTTCTAGGGCATTTCGCTTGTATCCATAGATACCTAAATGCCAATCTCCATATCCTGTTATGCCTCTACCAAACCACAAACATTTATCAGCTGCTCTCACTAACTTAACTGTGTTGGGATCATTCTGCTGTTCTTCTGGCATCATAGCACACATAGTAGTAACAGAATAATTTTTTAAATGCCAGATAGTCTTTTCAATCATCTCTTGCGTCACATCTGGCATGTCACCTTGTACGTTAATGAACTGATCATATTGCTTAAAGAACCGAGACTTTATAGCACCTGCGCATCTCTCTGTTCCATTAGAATATTCAGTTTTATCTATCCAACAATTATTAGATCCAAATAAGGAAAAAATACGCATATCATCTGTCAACACATAAGTGTCGATGCCGGATTGTACGCAATTATCGTAGACACGTTGAATCATTGGCGCGCCGCCCAGATCTACAAGCGGTTTGCCAGGAAATCTTGTAGAATTATATCTAGCTGGAATAAGTATTGCTGTTGACGTCATAATTAAACTCTACTATCTGCTCTACTACTTTATCAAAATCTTCTAATTTTAACATATTAGGTCCATCACTTGGCGCATTGTCTGGATCTTCATGTACTTCTATGAAGAAGTTTGAAACACCCAAAGCAGAAGCAGACCTGCAAAGACCTGGGACATAATCCCTATTACCCCCACTACTATCACCTTGTCCTCCTGGCTTTTGCACTGAGTGAGTGGCATCAAGTACAATATTATCAAAATTGTCAAGCATGTACTGCAGGCCAGTAAAATCAACAACCAAGGTATTATATCCAAAACTTGTACCTCTTTCGGTGATCCAGACTTCTTTAGCATCCTTTGTTTTACTAAGAATGCCTTTAACATCCCACGGTGCTAGGAACTGGCCTTTCTTAATATTAACAATGCAATCGGTGTTACAAGCAGCTAAAATAAGATCTGTTTGTCGACATAGAAATGCAGGAATCTGTAAAACATCTACAAAACTTCGGCATCTACTTATTTGTCCCTCGGTGTGAACATCTGTTAAAATCTTTATACCAAGAGTTTCCTTTAAAGCTAAGAGATCCGGAAGAGCAGCATCAATTCCTACACCGCGCTCGCCACTTAGAGACGTGCGATTAGCCTTATCAAAACTTGCTTTAAAATAATACTCTATGCCATACTTATTACATATCTCATTGCAATGCTCAGCAATTTTTAAAGACTGTTCAAATGATTCGTGCTGGCACGGTCCTGCAATTATTCTTATCATTTAATAAAGTTCTCTTTAGGATTTCTTAATTCTTCTATACGAATGTAAGCAGCATTCAATTGTTCTTGAAGCTGCCTAACATTTTCTTCTAGAATTTTTATATGCTCATCCTTCGTCATTTTTCTTTACTCTATTTAAGAAATCGCGATTAGGGTCTTGACCGTCAATTTTACCACGAGAATAGGCAACAGCAAACGAAGAATAATTAATTAGATCTTTGAGCGAATCTTCAACACCTTCAAAGTTAGGCTCATAGTTAGGATCATTCTCCATAGCTTCGAGTACAGACCATAGACGAACAGTCTTTGTGTTAATCAATTCCATGATTGACATGACGCCGCGTGGATAATAATCAGCTTGACGAATACGTGAGTTTTCGTTTTGATAATCGTTAGATTTTCTTGCTTGAATTTCTGCACATTCTTGCAGGACTTTTAGTGATTCTTTCATCTTTATGCTGCTTTCATTTTATATAGATTAGTAGGACGATTAGTACGACCGTATTGACCTTTATCTTCGACATAAATCTTTTGACGTGTTCCAGAGCTATGATCGAAAGCTATACCTTTTTTTGCCATTGTACGCATTCTATCTTGAATAAGACTTTGAAATAATGGATCAGTAGCATGACCGCCGATCAGACCAATCATGTCGCTACCGGTAATATTACTATGGCTTGAGAATCTATGTAACTGATTAAAACATATTACCTCAGCTTGATGTCTATACGCAGCTCTTACTGCAGCTTTTTTTAACTTTTCTTTTTCTTCACTATTCATAACATATCCTTTCTCACTCTATTATAACACAACATTCAATTGTTGTACATAGTTATTTAATATTTCACTTGACGAATTTGTTTTCTTTCCACCGACATTAAATTCCCATTTCATCCAAGGATGATCGCCATATTTTAAATATTCAGGGGTATTTTCTAAGCTTCTATCTCCGCCATTTGCAAATAACAAATACGATGCATTATGGCCTAATACTTTATCTATAGCATCATTCGAAGTTCCATCGTCATCATTAAATGATATGACGTCACTTACATATTTAATAGCACCTAAAACCGCTGCTCGTTCTTCAAAGGGTAGAAAGAATTTACCTTTTTTTCTGATCAGCCATTCGTCAGAATTTAGTCCTACTATTAATCTGTATCCAAGCGACCTAGCTTCCTTTAGATATGAAATGTGTCCTGAGTGAACAGGATCAAATCCTCCGGTAACTAATACTATATTAGGCAACTTTACAATACCATCCTGTAAATTGACTATCTATTAATCTGCTAATTACACTTTCTGCTTTTTCGTATTTTATAAATTTGTGCGGAACAATATCGCCAACTTGAAATAATTTATCCGTATCTTCAGTAGTATAAAATAAAAAATGTGTTAACATATTCTTTTCAAAAATAGATTGTTTTAAATTATATAAAGTTTTAGGATCTGTAATATTAAAATTATCAGTTGCGCATCTTTTTAAATCTGTCAAATGCGGCGGATTAAAATTAAAGATTAGGTCGTGTCTCCATCTATGACTAGGAGGATTAGCAAGTTTATTTTTAATTAACCACCATTCAAGAAAGAGGTAATCGCAATTTTTTTCACTTTTATAGCTACCTTGATTCCAGTGATGATTTCTATAATCAATAAAGTCTTGCGTAACAACCAGATCTCTATTAATAAGATTAGATATTTTTGTAGACATATTCTAATGCTCTATCTGCTTCAACGTCCATAGGACGGTTTTCATACCAATTGCCAGTTCCCATATCAAACTCTCGACATAGATTAGTTATCTCATGTGANGTGATNGGATANTGTCGTTCAACNGCTCTTGCNGCAACCGCAACCATTATCTGATACATNTTATGATACCAGCCAGTATTTGAAATGATTTGATATTCTCCGGCCAGTTTCTTTGGCCAGAAAGGACAGTCACGATAACTTGTCCATACTATATTTGTATTATCTAGTTTTGATTTTTTGTGTTCAAGAACTTGTTTTTGTAAAGCTTCAGGGAGTCTATCGATAAAGTTTTTGCTTGATTTTTGTGCGTACTCATGTTTTGCCATGAGTTTGAATGGATCAATATGTTCGCCATCATCATTAGAAAAGATGAAGTTATAAGCATTATCGTAAGTTGCCGGAATATAATACATACGAGATAAATCTTTAGTCTGTTTATCTGCCATGTTACCAAGCTCTGAGTTGAGAGCATACCAGAAGTGCTTGATTTTATCTTGCTCAACGAAAGATTTAAGTGGGAAAACTACACGAAATTTTGGAAATTCATGAGTGCTACTAGCGGTACTATAACACACATATGTGTAATTACCAAAGCGCTCATTAAGTTCATCTTCTAGTTTGCCCTTAAAAACGTGATCGTCAACATCAATAGCAGCCCAACCTGCCCAAGCATCCACATTCTTGTTGGCCCTAGTTGTATCAGAAACGTATACAGCTGGCGATATAAGTTGCGCATCTTTTTTTCCCTTTACAGGTTGTTTAGACAATTTATAGAAAAGCTCCGAGAGCTGTTGCCAGTTCTCGAAGTCCATTCTACGATGTGTTTTATTATCAAAGACGCTCTTAAAGAGCGTTAGCGAAATCGCCATGGTTACCCTCATGATCAGGACCCTGCCAGTCAGCAGGTTTAATTAAGTCTGGTAAACCAAATGGATTAGGTCGACCAGGTTTCACTCCAGATTCTTTTGACATATTTGCTTCATAGATAGCGTCCCATGCTTTATTAGCATCGACACCAAATACGTCAAGCGTGCCAATAGCAAATACGCACATATCAATTAGCCCATCAACAATCTCTTCTGGATCTTTATTGTCAAATGCATCTAGCGTTTCGCCTAGTTCTTCTTGGCACATTGATAAACGAAACTTGAGATACGTAGCCATTAAATCTTTATCGTCTTTATTTTTTTCAAACCATTCTTTGACACCAAATTTATTATGCATCATATAAATGTCATTAGCCCAATCGCTCATTAGTATATTTTCCTCACTTGATAGTTAAATTGGTCAGTAGTTTTAATGTTAATTTTGCGACCCTTCATATCTCTGCCTTTAAGAGACGTTTGGTCAATCTTACTTAGTTCTGATAGTTCAAAGAACTGTGTTCTCTTAGTACCATCACTTTCATTGTACCATATTGTGACTTCGTACTTATCATACAAAAGCCTTTTTAGCCAGTTTGTCATATAAAGAAATCCTCCAACGTGTTTGTATTATCATAGTTAATAAACCAACCAGTCGGATCCAGAATAGGTTTTAATGGATCGCTAAACGTTTTTGAATATTGCATATCGTAATCCACGTACTTATCTAAACCGAATTCTTTTGGCAAATAATCAGGGAATGCGATAACATTCTCATTGATAGGATTAGGAGTTTTGAGATAACAGAACTTAACCTTTTCGCCGTTTTGAATTTTAGTATATTTCTTGTGCAAATTATATTTGTCGATAAGACCATTATACAACAAACTGCCACGAATGTGAATAGGCGTTCCCTTTTTATATGCGATTTTTTCACCTTTTTTTGTTGCCCACTTGGTTACCTCTCGGGCGCCACGTGGGAAGGATATCGATTCAGGCGGAAACGAACGAAACTCATTATAGAAATCTGTGATAAATTGTTGTGTATCTGTTTCATTACCATTTATAATAATTTTAAACGCTTGCTTAAATTTATCACGTACAACTTCAGGAGTTGAAGACTTAATAGCTTCAATACCCATAATCTTAAGTTTGGGTTCGGCGTACTGAACACCTTCTGAGTTATGCACATTTAGAATGTATCGCTTCTTAGCAGTCCAGATACCACGATCAGCAATAACTTCTCTACCCATTTCCATACGTGGCTTGTAAGCATTCATCTGATCAAACAATAATGCGTATGTTTTACTAAGCACTGACTCAAAATGTTCTGAGCATATTTTATCCAGAAACTTGACAGGATCTTTAGGTTTAAAATGATCTACGAGACCGCCCATGTTAATATACAAAGAATCAGTATCAATAGCGATAACATAGTCAACATTATTAGTCTTGAGTATATTGTTCATCTCCTCGTTAATAGCTCTTTCGGCCCATATAACTGATAGCTGGCCTGACAAGGTGATGCCTTCGGCCATTCGCATATCAAAGTATCGGAAATATTTATTACCGAGTGCGCCATAAAGAGAGTTGAGTAGAATCTTAATAGCCATCTGCCGATTATTATACCGATTGATTTCTCGCTCAAGCTCTACGGTTTTGTTCTTCTGGTATTTTTGCTCAACACTAAGCATCTCTTTTTTGATTTGAGAACGCTCACTATAATAGGCCTCAATAATCTTAGGCAAAATACCTTGAAAGTCTTTATGGTATGTAGAGCCATTAGCCGCCACAGAATGTGGAGATGTGACCTTGTCTTCTAAGTTAAGGTAATAATCAACACCAGACCGCTCTGTCTGACCTATAAGCGTCTCAGGTGACATGTTGTATTGTACGATCAGGTTTGGATACAGAGAATTAAGATCGAAGGATACTACCCAGTCGTGCAGACCGACTTGAGGTTCTTTTACATAACCGCCTGGATATGGGTTCTTAATCTTTTCATTGTTAGGCGGTATGGCAATTTTTTTCTTGTTAAGCTCGCGATAGATAATAGAATCCCATATAGCCGTAGTGCCAAATGTATCGGCAAGATTGACTCCACCACGATATGCCATAGTTTGTGCCAACTGAATAAGACCCATCTTTTCTTCGATGCGGTTAACTAGCTGAACGTCTTTGATGTTATAGTCTATAAACTTTTGATGATCTTCTTTATACAAGGTATATAGATTGCCATGTTCTTCGTACGATAATTTCTTTTCGCCGAGAACAACATGAGCGATGTGATCAAGCTTGTATGATTCTTGTGCGCCATATGAGTAACCGAATTTCTTAAATAGTTCTAGATAGTCGGCTTGTTGTACGCCGACGATTTCATAACCGTATTGTGTACGGCCAGTAATTTCTGTATTACGCTCATTCACCATATTCCATGGAGACAAGCGTCTTACGGCTTCAGCAGATCCAATACGTGCGATGCGATTAATAAGATAAGGAATATCGAAAAAACGACTGTTCCAACCAGTGACGATGTCTGGACGATTTTCGCACCAGAACTTATGGAAACTAGCCAGAAGAGCTTCTTCAGTATCAAACTTACGATATTGAATAAGATCGCCATACATTTCAATGGCACATTTTTCATAGTTGTAATCTCCTAGACCCCAAACGTGGTAGATAGATGACTGACTTGATTTAAGAGCAATTGAGATAATCGGTTGAATAGCTTCTTCAGGTTTTGGGAAACCGTCATCAGACGCAACCTCGATATCAAAGTTAACAACATTGACGTGTGAAGGATTAAATTTAATTTCTTCTGGAAACATGTCGGTAATACATTGCTGAATATAGTTTGTATTACCGTAGACTTTAAATTGATCGATATCTTTATATTGGTCAATAAAGTTACGAGCCTCTTTCATGGATGCAAAACCCATAGGCTCGACTGGCGTACCATCGAGGGCTAGCCAGTCTGTGTTTTTATTTTTACTTGGAATAAAAAGTGTTGGTGAGTATTTAATTTTCTTTTCAACACGCACGCCATTGTCGTTGTAACCGCAATATAGGATCTGATTACCGTAGCGGTTTACTGATGTGTAAAATGACAAATGATAGACCTCCAATGAATATGTTTATTCTAACACGAAATGAAGGGAAAGTACACAACTATTTTCAGTTGTGTACTTATTTAATATACAGCTATTAGGTTTTGCTAGAAACAAAAGAATACATTTCTTTTGCTTTCTCCTGAAGTTCTTCCATCGTATACATTTGTGGAACATCTTCGATTGTTTTTTTGCCAGCTTCCATCATTTGAGTGAAGAGGACCGTATTTAATTCTACTTGTTTATCCATATAGTCTTTTGCCATTGCAAGAATATCTGCACGGATTTCGAAGGGATTTTTATTAGACATATTGTCTCCTGTGTGTGTTTGTGTTATTTTAGGTATTTATTTACCATTTCAAGTAAATCATCATATTTGGCTACTTCATCAAGTTCTTTTTCAATTTCCTCAATGATGTCTCCATTGTTGCCAACTCCAACTGGATTGGCAAGCAATACTTCTACGTTTGCTAAGTGTTTATCAACATGACCTTTTGCATGCGATACAAAGCATTCAAGTAATCGATCTCTCATTAGTAATGTTCTCCATCAGCTGCCCGACCATTATACTTAGATCCAGACTGTAGCAATTTATTAATTGAGTCTGGATTGTTTTCTGCTTGACGGAATGTTATCGCCGTAATTGTAATACCGCTAATTAATAGAAGATGAAATACAGCGCTAAGTCCGAATGCAATTATGCTGCCAACCATTAGGGCAAAGATACCACTCCAAATAAAGAACAAACATTGGAATACCATATGAGCTACCATAGGATCTAGTTTCCGAAGCGGCGAGTTCTCGATTGTCATTACGCTATCCCACATTTCTCGTGGGAGTTTTACAAGTTCTGTAAGGGTAGTTTCCCACCCGATAGGTTTATTATATTTCATTATTCCTCACCCATTGATTGCAAATATGCAATTATGTCTGCGCGCTTGGCTTCTTTCTTTTCCTTAAAGTTCATCTTTGTACGTTTAACCAACTTCTTTGAGTTAGTTAGCCAAGCGTCCATAAGCTCAGGTGTCCATTTAGGATTCTCTTCAGCCCAAGCAACAAACGTTTTACTATATTTATATTTCTCGGTTACGCCTGTGCCGCGGTTCATAATATTCCAAAGGTTAGGTCCAGTCTTATTTTTTCCGCCTTCTTCAATACTATGACATGATGCGCATTTCTTAAAGTTTTTTTCGCCTTTAGCGACGTCACCGGCAAAAGCAGTTGATGCCGATAAAACTAATAATGTAGTAATTGTTTTAATCATGTTCTACTTCCTCTCGTGTTATAAAAGGGGGCCGAAGCCCCCAATTACTATGCTTTTCTAAGATCTTTAATTTGCATCATGCAATATTTAGATTGTTCATGCAAACCGTTAGCAGCTAAGTGTGCTGCTGCTCTGCTATATCCGATAATCTCAAACTGTATGACAATGCTCTCCCAGATTCTGGCGAAAAAAGGACGATAACCAACATTATTGCTTTCAACATATGACATTATACCCACCCTCGTAAGTTAGGGTTCATGTCTACATCTTTGCGAGCGACAGAATATATATCGCCTCTGCTGATACCAATGTCGTTTAGTTCTTTATTAGTTAGCTGATTAAGTTCTTTAACCGTCTTCCTAATTTCACGTGTAGATAGATAAGAATTATAAATCTTATTCAAGAAGTTCTTTAGCATTTTTATTTTCCTCGTAATGCCCAATATTGATTTTACGAGGACGCATTTCTTCTGGGATAACATATTGCAATTCGATTGCCAAGATGCCATCCTGAATATCTGCTCCGTTTACGTGTACGTGTTCAGACAGCCTAAAAGTACGCTTAAATTTCTTTGTCGAAATGCCGCGATGGATAAACTCTCTACCTTTAGAAATGTGTTCCCCTGTAACAGTCAAAGTTCTGTCTTTAACTTCTACAGAGATCTCATCTTTTGTAAACCCAGCAATAGCCAATTCAATCAGATAATCTGTTTCTGAGGCTCTAATAATGTTGTGAGGTGGATAGTGATCATTTGAATGTTTAGCTGTAAATTCCAGCTCATTAAATAAATGATCGAATCCTACGAAAGATGAACGCGGGAAAAGTGTATGTACGCCTGTCATTGTTATCTCCTTTTGACCAAGCAAGATTGTAATGGACCCGTTTCCGGCATCCGATTTATTTATACATTATACAACATTATTACATCGTTGTACACTATTTTTTTCGTCTTTTTCCAAATCCAAGACGATGCATGACTATCATGCGGTCTTCATAAGACATTTTAGACCAAGATGATATCTCGTCTATAGTCCTATTACACCCCTTGCACACACGGGTATCTTTGTCTATATGACATACGCCTATGCAAGGAGTTATGTATAAATTATCTTGTGTTTCCATATGGAATGCCGTTATTTATTTTTTATAAGTTTCTTTACTATATATTTAATAAATTCTTCTGTACTACTTCTTTTCATATAATGATAGTAATTATATGTTATCTTTTCTCTTGTAAGAGGATTATCAAAATCTTTATTCTTTTTAAGTCTAATCATTTCATCTACTAAAGATTTTATCGTTAACTCGTTTGAGTAATCAAACAACTCGTCATATATTTCATAACCTTCGGTTTTTAAATGGTTACTAAAAGATCCACCTTCTGCAAATGTAAAAAACGGCACCTGAGCAAAAATAGGTTTTAAAGATTTTTCAGTATGCATATAATGATGATTCTCTATTGTGATATAATATTCGCTGTCAAATATATGCTGTGAAACTCTACGTTGTTCGGTTGTGCGGTATGTGTATTGTTTATTATCAGAATAGCTTATCTCAAAATCTTCAAATAGTCTTTCTTTAAACAAATGCTCATACTCATCATATTTTTCTATTTTTCCTTTTTTATGTCTTTGATCATCACATAACGTCCAGAAAAACTGATCATTCAATAAACCATTTTGCTCACAATATACTAAAAATTCTTGATTTAATTTTTTATGTTTAGATCCTAAATAACTGCAGAACAGATATTTTTTCTTATCGAACCAATTTGGATTGTAAAACAGATATTTCCTATTCATTGTATTCAATGAATCTGTTCTGAAATTAAACTCAAAAAACCTACTAAAGTTTACTATAAGATCATCTTCATAGTGCGAATGACCCATTATTTTTATATTATAATTTTGTAAAAATTTCCACCAGTCTTGACTTGTAATAAACACACCATCTTGTTTTGATATATTTAGTATTTCCCAAGATCGATCTAAATAGCATTGAATGCCATGTTTATTACACCATTCAAATATATTTTCATTTTGCTGTAATAGATAAAGTTTACGTTCTGGATCGGTTAACCTATGACATATCTCATTACTTAAAACTTTATTAAAGAAGAATATTTTTGGAAGAGATGAACTAGGTGTGTCTATGAAAATATGTTTTGTCTTTCCGAATGCATATTGTGCAATTTGTCTTTCCTGTAAAAGACCTTCTAATCCGCTTCTTCTATCTGTTTTTCTACGATCAACCCATAATTCAAATATTGGTGTTTCCATATGGAATTGCTCCGAGTCTTTCTCTCCATGGATCTACTATAACAGATCCTTCAGGGAATTCATAATCAGTATTTGAAGAGCCAAATGTTGTTTGATGTGAATGCGCTAGTAAGAATACGGCTGGTTTACTAAAATCATCGAATGTACAATCGCAAAATTGAGAAACTAGAATAGATGGAGATCCATCTTCATATGGCACATCAGGTTTAAAACCTTTACCAATAATTANAATAGGAAGATCATGCTCAGNTGATAATTTTTTAAGATACTTTGCCATGTTAGCAGCTTGTTTTTCTCTAGCTACTATGATAGTATCAAACATATCATAGCCTAGATCTAATTCTTGAGCTAGCCAACGCAATGCAATGTTATCACGAGGGTGACAGCTACCTCCGTCACCCATGCCGGCTTTCATATATTTAGGTGACATAATGCGTAGTGTAGATTGTGCTAAGGCATCTGTAACAACATCGACGTTCATATTACCTAATTTCATAGCAACGTCTTGCACCATATTAGCAAGAGTAATTTTAGTCGTTATAAACGTATTATAGAATATTTTAATAGATTCGCATTCTTCATATGTGCCACGAATGTATCTGTCACAATCACAAATACCTTTATAGAAATTTTCTAAAATCTCCATTGCTGATTCATCACCGCCCATCATAATCATTTCAGGATTAACAAAGTCTTCTTTGACTGTTCCCATTGCGATTAGATAAGGGTTATATACAAACTTTGCATTTTGAATACGAGGTTCAAATTCCCTAGCTGTTGTTCCTGGTAATACTGTAGAAATTAATACAACAATCTGATCTTTATTCACTAAAGGATTGATTGCTTCGAGTGTTTCATTAACAATAGAATAATCAAAATCTTTTGGTTCTAGATCTGAACAAACATATCTTCCGTCATACAGCGGATCGTGAGGAGTTGGAACAGCTATAAAAATTATATCTTTATTTAAAACTGCGTCTGATATTGATCCTCTACCATCGATATCATAACCAGTGACGTCATGCTGTGTAGCCATGACTTCACTGACTGGATTTCCTAGTTTACCTAATCCAATAAATCCGATTTTCATTATTTACCTGCTATTTCTAAGTTATATAATTTATCGTGGATATGATAATAGTAATTATATTTTTCATTAAAGCATGATCGTGCGGTGCTTCTCGGAAAGGCTAAACTTAGATTAACAATAATACCCTTTCTTGCATTATCTATTGCTATGTCATCATAAGTACTGTATATACATCTATCAATATGTTGCCCGCAGAAAAAAATATTTGGCTTATGTTTATGTTTTAATTCCTGAGTATAAAACCAATTCTTTGCCTCAACTTTAGGCCAGTCATGATCAGTTAATGATTCTATATAACCATTATGTGTGTTATGCGACACTATATGATATCCATTGTTCGCTAAAACACTTAGACTGTACTTAAGATAATTATAAAAATATGCTCCTGACTTTAATACGTCATAAAAATCACTTGTATTGCTAGATTTAAGAGTATTTTCTTTCCAATGAGATTCACTCCACATATCAACTACGACAATATATCCTTTAGGCCAAGGTGAAGACATTATATAAGTGTTCCTTGTATTTAGAAATTCTAGAATTTTTCATGTACAAATAATAGTTATATTCTATCTTTTCAATTAAAGAAGGTTGACTAAATATTGACATTGGTTCTTTTTCAAGTCGTTTGACGTTGTCAGCAATATGCTGAGCTCTCTTGTATATATTATATCTGCCGTCATCTTCACCTCCTTGTGGTTCTTCAAAAGAGTAATCAAACAGCTCATCGTATAATTCAAAGCCATATTTACTTGCAAATATTTGATTATCTTTAGGACCGCCAAATATAATAAAAGGAAGCTTAGCTATTACGTGCTTAAAAGTTTTTTCTGTATAAAATCCATCAACCGCCATAGTCTCATTAACTACAGAGAAATGGCAATTTAGCATTTCTTGAGGTATTCTTCTTTCATCTATAATATTTAAAGGATCTTTAGGATTAAAATAAGAATATTTAAATTGCAATTCGTATGGATCGTGTTTTAAAACTTCTTGCTGATTATTTTTTGCGTAATTAATAAATTGTAAATAACCAGAATCTTTTATATCTAAATTGCAATTGCTAATCCATTCTAGTTTGTTAAGATCACTTTTATTAATTTTTGTAACGATAGAGTTCTCATCTATCAAATCATTATATGCAAACACCGAATACAATATACTAGACTTGTCTTTTGTAATATCGCCTACAAATAAATTATAAAAATATTCTTTATCAGAGAATCTAGAATGGTAAGTATTTTGCCTAGTTCTATGATTCCATTCGTCATGCTGATAACGCATACTAAAGAAAAAACTATTAATGTCAACAAAAATAGGATTGTCGGTAATAGTATTTGTTAATATTTTTATATTGTTATCGAGAAAAAACTTTTCGTATTGTCTTGTCAATTGACTAAGATTTTCACCACCATATTCCCAACTATCGTCTAGAAACACTTTAATATTATTATCTAGACACCATTTTATTTCCTTCATTTGGGTCTCAGGAAATACACTATTATGTTGTATACTATGATTGTAGTAAATTATTGCAATGTTTTGCTCATTATGATTTACATCTAAAAAGAAAGGTTTGTGGGTAAACGTAGTCTCCCACAAACCTGCTAACTTCACGTCTTGAAGCCATGAATTGCCTCCATGGATATCATAATCTAAATATGTATTAATCATTATTACTTATTGCCGATATTATATTTTGGGCAAAGTTCCCACTGTTCTTTCTCTTTAAAAGGAATAATTTTAATCTGTCTAAGTGGCGCTAATGGTTTGGCTTCTTCAGCATTTTGAATCTCAACCAAACCCCAATCAGACATTAGAGTTGTAATAGTATTTCTACGAGCTACATCATTTTCTTCAAGATTTGCTTTCTTACCGTCAAGCAAGAATAACTCTTTAAAATGCACAATAAAATAACGGCCTTGTTTATGCAATATATGACAAGACTGAAATAGTTTTTTATCTTTACGGGATGCGACACCAATACGTGTCAATGTTTCACGAACCTTTAAAAAATCATCTGGTTCGTTTAAAGTAATTTCCAACATAGTAGCTGGAGACCACTCAACAATTATTTGTTCTTCCACCTTTATTCACCTTCTTCTTTAACCCATTTATTTGTTCGGGTGAGAGAAGTGGTAATATTTGACGAGCTTTCTCATTACTATAGCCATAATATTTTTTAACCACTTCAACGTCACTCTCAATCTGAGGCTTTATCCATTTAGAAAAGCGTTTGCGCTTTCTAACCATATTTATAAGAAAGTCAAATTGTAAACGATTGTCAAGGTGGTGGTAGCGATTCATCTCATTAGCTAGTACAACAGTATCGTTAAAATAAGAAAGTGAACGATTGACCATAAAACTGTTATATGCCTTTTCTGTTATATCATCTGTTATAACATCTTTTTTAGTGGTATT